CGATAGAGCCCTTGTCGCTGCTTGTGTGGATGGGCTTAGAGGGCTTGGCTTAACAAACAACCCAGAGTATGTTCAACGATTAAAAGAAGAGATGAATGTAATTAGCGAACGTGGCTTCAGTAAATATTTTTTAACTATGAAGTCTATCGCTGATAAAGCAACGGACGTACAGCTTACAGGTGCTGGCCGTGGTTCGGCAGCAGGCTCTTTAGTTGCGTATGCTCTTGGCATTACACAGGTCGACCCGATCAAGTATAATCTTCTATTCTCTCGTTTTATGACGAAAGATTCAAAAGATTATCCTGATATCGATTATGATGTTTCTAATCCAATGGAACTTAAAGAAATGTTGATTGATGAGTGGGGTGGCAACACTGTTGTCCCCATCTCCAACTTCAACAAACTTCAGTTGCGCTCTCTTATTAAAGATATCGCAAAGTTTTATGAGGTGCCTTTTACAGAGTCCAACGCTGTGACTTCTAAGATGTTAGCTGAAGCAACGCCGATTGCTAAAAAGAAGCATGGTATAAAAGCCGGCGTATATGCGCCTACATTTGAAGAGGTAATGGAATATTCTGATTCGCTCAAGGCGTTTCTACGAAAGTATCCAAAGATTAAAACACATGTCGAAGCTTTGGTTGGTGAGGTTCGCTCTGTATCTCGTCACGCTGGTGGCGTTGTCATTGGTGAAGAGTTAGATAAATATATGCCGCTTATTAACTCTGGCGGCGTAACACAGACACCTTGGTCTGAAGGTCAACATGTTAGACAGCTAGAACCAATGGGCTTTATCAAGTTTGATATTCTTGGCCTTTCAACTCTGAAAATGATTGAGGGTGCTGTCTATCACATCTTGAAGAAACAAGGAAATCCAGATCCTACTTTCGAGGATATTAAAAAGTTTTATGATGAAAACTTACATCCTGACAGTATTAATCTAAAAGATAAGAAGGTTTATGAGAATATCTTTTGGAAAGGTAAGTGGGCAGGTATCTTTCAGTTCGCAGAGAAAGGTGCCCAGAACTTTTGTAAAAGAACAAAGCCAAAAAATATTATTGATATCGCTTCTATCACTTCTATCTATCGTCCTGGTCCGCTGTCCGCGAACGTTCACGAAGATTTTGTAGAAGCAAAAGAAAACCCAAGAGGCATTCGTTACGGTCATGATATTGTAAAAGAAGTTACAAAAGAAACTTATGGCTTTCTTATTTTCCAAGAGCAAATCGCTTTGTTGGCCCACAGACTGGGCAAAGACTTGTCTCTGGATGAAGGTAACAAGCTCCGTAAGCTATTAACTAAAAAGGGCACTGGAGCAGCTGCCGAACAAAAAAATAAAATAAAACTTAAGTTTATTCAAGGATGTATCGATAAAGGTTTAAAGGAACAATGGGCAGAAAAAATGTGGGCGAAGTTTGAATACTTCTCCGGCTATGGTTTCAATAAATCTCATGCTGTTTCTTATTCCATTATATCTTTTCAATGTGCTTGGCTATTTAATTATTATCCTGATTGTTGGATGGCAGCTTTCTTGGACAAAGAACCAGAGAGTAGAAAAGAAAAAGCAATCAATATAGCAAAGAAGTTTGGGTTCAAGCTAGAGCCTGTCAATATTAATAAGTCCAGTTCTGTCTGGGATATTGGTGAAGATGAAAGAACACTCATTCAGCCTTTAACTTCGATAAAAGGATTAGGAGACAAAGCAATTGAACAAATCATCGAACATAGACCATTTAACTCTGTTGAAGAACTTCTCTTTAGCAAAGAGATTGTT